ATTTGCGATCAAGTCCTGAATGGCTGATTCGTCGTTCTCCTCCGATCCTTTTTTGCTTCTACGCTTCGTCTTTCGACCTTCAAGTCCTTGGCTCATCGCCAGTGCAGCGTGACCTACGGATGCCAAGTCCGCGCTGCATATTTTTTTGATGCGCCATCGCATTGGACCGATATCGATCTCTTTGATTGCACTGTTTTCAATTGCCGCGAGTAGTTGTCCCATTTCAATCTCCTTAACTATGGGTGTGTTTTATCAACCAGAATGAACCGCGCTGGCTGCTTCGTTTTTGATTTCAATCTGTGTTCCGAGCGCAAGCCCACTGGTGCCATCCCCTTGGGCTCTCAGAGTCACAGTAGCAAGTATCAAACCGGCTTCTGAAATCTCATCGGTGTACGATTCGATGTAAGCGTTGTTGAGTGAAAACTTCATTTCCCGCTCATTTCCGCTGGACAGTCCATTGTTGAAAATGACGATAGCATCGCCCTCCTCATCGCTAATAAACTTCTGATATGTCGTATCATCCGTCTCAAACGAGAACGTCATGGTGCAGTTTCTGAAGTCTGACTGGACAGGCTGCTTGGTTACGAGTGATCCGAGCCGCATACGATCGGACAGTCCGTTTTCAATCTTGTACTCAAAGTCGACCAGAGTGAGCGTCTGGCTTCGATATGACAGTGTTCCGGCATGGTGATGCAGCACGAGGTTTTCATTCGTTGGATCTGTGAAAGAAAGCGACGGACTGTCGTGCCGCGCATTGCCTGATGACGATGAACTGGTTTCACCAATCAGATCAAGGCTCATTGTCATGTGCTCACCAGCAGCGACAGAGCACGTGAGGTTGTTGACCACTACGCCTTCAAAACGCTCATAGTTGTCGCCAGTACCTCGTTGCAGAAACAACGTATTCCCTTCGATTGGGACGTCGCCCATCGTATATGTGTGGGTGTTGGGAGTACCGGCTGATGTTGCCGATGCACCGAGCGCTGCTTTGAAAAAATACCCGCAGTTGTCGTAAGTAGTCTCCAGCTCGAGCACACCTGTGGAGGCATCTTTGGTGATGTAGTGTTTTTTGCGTAGCCCAGCGACACCAGAGACTCGGAGGTTAGGCCGCGCAACCTTTTCGATCTGTCGCAACATCGTGCAGCTGATGATCGGTCGCGTGATAGCAGCTTCCGCAGCCGCTGTACCGTATGTGGATTCCGGTCCAATACCCACGAAGGAGTTGCGTCCAAAATATGAAGATGTAGCCATGATGATACTCCGAGATCAGGAAGGATGAAGGCCAAGGTTGTTGACGAGAAGGGTAGCGCGTTGATCGAACACTCGAACGGCTCCAGTTTCATCAACGAGACCAAAGGTCATGATGATGATGTAGCGTTTTTCGTGATCGCCTGCCTTGATTGGCATTTGCACGATGTAGTCTTTTAGAATTGTGATCGAGTTTAGCACGGTCATCGCAGAAGTCGTATCGTTGCCGTCTTGGTCAAAGATCTGGGCTTTGACATACGCGATTTCCTGCTTACGAATGCTGTTCCGATTTACACGATTGAGCGTCTCAATACAGGGACTCAGATCCCAGTATATTTTGGTGTCATCGTTTACCTGCTTGCGAATACGATGCACTGGGTAGAGCTGGTCCGCTGTTGGTGATGAACACTCGAGCAGATAAGTGCCGTCCGCGCTGCCCGGTGCAGTCAGGTCAATCGTCGCAATCTTTGCGGTGTTGACATTGATGTTCGTTGAATTGTTTGCTCCAGACGCCAGATTGGAATCGTCGTTCCCGTAGTAAAGAAACGCTCCCACTGATGCGTTCTGTGCAGCGTTGCTGTTTCCGTAGAGCGTCGCGACGTTATGATTTGTGTCGTCAATCTGGATGGTCATGGTGCGATTTGCGAGCGACGGTGTTCCGTCGAAAGCGTAGTCAAGCAACGTGATTCCGTCTGCCGCAGTGATCCGTATGTCATTGAAATTCGTTTGGATGTTTTCCCAAAACTTCCCGAAGGTTTTTGGTGGTGACAAAATTGCCTCTGGCGCAGCGACACCGACTACGTTCTGACCAGAGTCATTGTTGGCAATCGTGATCGGCTGTCTGTACAGGTAGTTTTCGTCAAGCCATGCCATCCTATGCTCCTCTCACTTCAGTATATTCAATGTGCATTTGAATCGTGCCGACGCCATATCCCGGTAGCTGAATCTGTTCTCCGTCAAACGCTGATACATCAAACTCTACGTCTCGAGCCACTCCGTTCACAGTTGGGTCGTTTTCTAATACCTTCATCACGTCGCTCACCGCATCAGCAGCTGCCAGTATAGCGTTTTCCGACGTTTCATCTGTTCGCGGTACAAACACGTCGATCTGGATTGTCATTTCACGATCGTAGTTTCGCAGCAGTGTGCGGCCCGCGTTTCTGCTGGATTGAATATCCAAGATGTACAGATATATGCCGGGAGCCCTCGGCGCCACGCCAACGTGCATCGTGCCTATGCCGACAGCATCAGAAGCTGAGAAGTCGTAATTGTACGTGTCTCCCCCGTTGATGGTCGCAAGCTGGCTCTTGACACGACTCAGGATCGTCCGTTCAGTGCTACCCATGCTGCACCGTCCCTCTGAGCAGCGGACGCAAATCACGACCAATCTCACGCATGACACGGTCGACAGCTGGTTTCAGATATGGACGTTTTTTAATCCGCACCTGCTTGCGTAGGAGATAGAACACTTCACCAGTCATCTGATGAACCAGAACCATCTGTCCCTTCCGCGTTTGCGCTGGAGCCAACGGCACTGGCACATCGCGGACGGATGCGTACTTATTGACACCAGATCCAGTGATCAGGCTGTCGTGGACCGGTATGGTGAGAAACTTTCCTTTCTTGGGACGAATGATTCCGTCGCCTCTTGCACCACCGTCTTCGTGAATCCTTGCATAGCTGACGCCTTTGGAACGACCACCAGCTTGAAGTACGATGCCAATTGTGTTTGATTCGTCCGCAACAGCTTTCGCAGAAATGCTTGCGCGTAGACGTCCGCTTCGGACGTTAAGGTTTGATCCAGCGTTTTTCTTTGCGTACTTCTCAGCGCGTGCTGCTTTTTTGACTGCGAACCTACTGAGCGTGCGAATGACTTCGCCTTTTGACTGCTTTTTAAGAAACGCAGCAAACTCTTCTGGTGTCAGCGTAGCCATCAGCCCACCCACGTGGATGGCAGACGATATGGATTCAGCGCCTGCTTGACCTCCGGTAACAACTCCAGTGTGCTTAGTGCTGCAGTCTGTCCTGCGCTTGACACGTTGGTTTTACCGATATGCGCTCGCGCCTGATACCAGTGAGCCACTTGTAGACAAGCAGCGTGCTCAATCGCTTTCGGCATGGTGGCGCCCGAATATCCAGCGGTGTAAATCACACGGATCGCTCGTCGTGCATCTGAAAACGATGAATCCTCTTTGTCATTTCTTAGAACCAGTCTGCCCTCTACTCCGTAGACGATGAAATTGCTGGCATCGATTTGATCTGTTGTGTCGTCATAGTGCTGGTCCGCATCGTCAAACAGCGACGTGATGGAAACGACTGGTCGCACCATCAACTCCAACTCACGACCATTTTCACCGTCCGTCGCACCAGTGAAATACTCGTGATATGTGCCGACCTCCAACGAAACAGCCCCGCTGTTTTGCTTCGGAAAGCTACAGTATGACGCTGCCATCGCATCAAAACGAGCGATCATTGTGTCCAGCAGTGTGTCCTGCGAGTCGCCGGTCAAGGTGGGAATGTATGCCCTGACTGTGGCTGCGGATACGATTGCCATCGCCTACTCCTCAGATTTGACAGGAGCAGCCTTTTTCGCCGGTGATTTCTTGGTTTTCACTTCAACAAGCCAAGACGGAAGCGTCTCGTCTTTATCGACTTCAAGATCGCGAACCTCACCCTCGGTCCAGTGACAGCCACTGGGCCATGTACCTGCTGATGTCGCTTTTACTTTGATCATGCCTTCGCCTTTTTAGCGGATGCCTTTTTGGTGGCAGTGGCTTTCTTGGCTGGTGCCTTTTTCTTTGCTGGGGATTTGATTGCTTTGTCTGCCGCTGGTTTTTCCACAGCAGACGCCACAACAGGACTGCCGACTACCTCCTCGAACACGTCCGAAAACGTCTCAAGAAGGTAGTCAGCAGTTGCCTGTGAAACATCTCGCTCTTCCCCCTTGAACCACCGCACCTTCGTTTCTGCATGTCCACCAGCAAACGAACCAAGCGGTGAGTCACCTTTGAGAGCGAGACGAGGCATTAGACTCGCACCTTACTGAAGGCACAAACGATGTTGACCTTCAAGTTTGCTGTGCCTGTTTTGGTGCAAACAAACTTCAACACGTCGGTCGCCCCAAACTCCAGAGCGGCTCCGGCAGTTGAGGTTACGGTCAACGCCTTGGACGTTGCAGCCGCAAGCGCATTGCCACTACTGCTTGTGTCGTAGGATGTTGCTACGGTATCTGAACCCTGCGTGACGGCGATCACGTACTTGTTAGATCCGTCTTCCGCAAGTGTGGCGAACGGTACAAGAGTGATGCTCTCAAGCTTGTACTCGCCTGCCTGTCCATGACAGATTCCAGTTGTAACGGTTGCTGACGTATCGACGAATGCCGAAACTGTGACTGATTCTTGTACTGACATGTCTATCCCCTATGAGGCTGCGACGTTGATGGCTGCGTGGACGTTTTTCTTAGTGTCCGCGTCAATCGAGAAAAAGGTCTCTCTGACGGTTGCGACCAGCTGGTGCGTTCCGCGAGTTATGTCCTTATCGATTTCAACAGTGGCTCCGCGTCGTGAGCCGATTCGGTAGCGCTCAGTGTTGACAGCAAGAATGGCTGTCTTGCCGCCACCAGATGATGTGTACAGTCCGGTCGATTGCAGATCGTTATCAATGAAATCACTGATGATGATTGGTGCACCGTACACTTGAGCCAGCTGGTTGCGGTTCACGATAGTTGGCTGCGGGAACTTCTCCATAGTCAACACTTGATCCATAGATGCCAACTCGATGAGATAGGCTTCTGGGGAAGTGATCAGAACAACCGAGCCCGATGTGCTGTGTGGCGCATCAAGCTTTGCAAAGTCTGCAAGAAGCGTTTCTGCGCTGAACGTTGCACGGTTCGTCGCGTTGTTTGCGAACGATGCACTGATTGCTCGGTTTCGAAGTCCGTACCATGCGCGACGATGGTCGGATGATGAGCCAAGTCCGGCATCGCCCCAGCGTCCACGAATGTTCCAACTGGAGAGAGCAGTATCGGGATGTGTTCCGGTTGCCCCGTTGATAATTGCGTCTTCTTCACCATCAACCAGAGCCGCGAGAAGTTCTGCTCGCACTGTTGGCAGAACGGCTACAATTGAGTCTTCCTCGGCATCGTCTGCAATCTGTGCCCTGACCGCAAAGCCAGTCGCGGTGATGGTGCGCTGTGCGGTGACCATGCTGCTGCTTGTGTACTGAGCAGGATCGTCCGCAACGGCTTGTGCTTTGATGTACGGACGGAAACCCGTAGAAAGGAATGGAAGCAGAGTGGTCTTCGATGGCAGGTTCATTGTGTTGAACGCAGCCGCGACTCGTCGCTCAGAAACCAAATCACGCTCAAACTCTGGGAGCAGAGGTTGTGGAATCCACTCAGTACCGATTGCAGTGTCGTTAGCGAAAATCCGCTGGACTTCCACAGGCGCCTTCGATGCAATCTCTTGAACCTTGGCGAGACTCTTTGGTGCTCCGTTGGGTGCGAGCGCTTTCACCATAGTGTACTGCTCGACAGCCTGTTGGAGGTCAGCTTGCCAGTCACATACTGGAGTGTCGTCAAGGAGACCGGGCATGTAAGACTTGGTCTTGGTGGCCTCTCCGTTGGTGCGGACGGTTCCGTCTTCCCGCAAATACTTTTTCAGCTGAACGTTGCTCGACGCTGATACAGCACCACCGCGTTTTTCCAACTCGGACATCCGCTTTTGGATGCGCTTGAGATCGGCAGCTTTCTTGTCGATGTTTTCGCGGAGCGAACGGTTTTGCCGCTTGAGATCCTTTTGCGATGCGTGCAAGTCATGCATTGCTTTCGCAGCAGACTCCGCTGTAGAGAGGTCGAGTTTAGAGGTCAGGATGCTGTCAGCCATTGGAATACTCCCGGTGCTGTGTTGAGAAATAAATGAATAGAAATCAATTGTCAATGCCGAACAAGTTTGCCATCGCGTTCTTGCTCTTTCTGTCGGGCTGCGATCTGCGAGGTTTAATCATAGACCTCACGACAGGATCGTTCGCCAAAAGATGAAGCAGTACAGACTTGACCGCTGCCTTCAGTCGGTCTGGGTCGTGCTCTTGAACCACTTCAAAGTTGAACATTGAGGATGCGCCATCGTGGTTCGCGTCCTCGCCTGCCATAAGAACAGGACCGCCATCGTAGTCCATCCAGTGGTAACCGTCTGGTGCCTCTACTCCCATCGAAGATGGCGCGTCCTCATCCTCGTCTTCGTCGTGATCAGGCTCATGCTCTTTATCATCGTCGTCTTCGTCGTCGTCGTCGTGGCCGTATTGATCTTCCTCATCTTCATCCGGCATCGCCATGTCTTCGTCGTCGTCGCTTCCGTATCCGTCTTCCTCGTCTTCATCTTCCATAGCCATGTCCTCGTCTTCATCTTCCATAGCCATGTCCTCGTCCTCATCTTCCTCGTCCGCTTTCAGTTTGCGGAACACGACCGTGTAGGAGTCGAAATCATCCTGCACATCAATGATTTCATTTGTGATTCCGTTGAGTCCTCGAATCGCAAGAGCCTCGGCATTTGCGGGTATTGGGACAGCGGATATTTCGAGCAAACGGGGAGATGACATGAGCGCTCCTTTTTCACCATAGGCTGGATGGTCTTTGGGTAAACGGTTTCGAGGTACGCTTTCGCCGGGTTGAAATCCGACGCTGACAGCGCTGAGATAGCCCTCTGCAAATTGTCTCGCTACGGTCTGCCCCAGCGGATTGTCTGGACTGTTGTCCCACTGGATTTCAGCGATGAGGTCGCCGTTACGATTGATCTCGAGCGCCACAGTTTTTCCTACTGGCGGGAGGTCATAGTTGTGACCAAACTGAACGACCGGATTGTTTTTATAGTTTTCGAGATCGGCGTCCTTGTCCCACACCACGATATCCGCGTATCGATCTGGGTTGCCTGTGCTTGCTACCACTTTGGTAGTGCTTCCACGGGTCTTTGCTTTGGTGCTGAATGTGCGCTCAATCTTCATCTTCAATCTCTGGTACGAATGTGCATCTGCAATTGATATTCATAGCCGCTGCTAACTTGGCCGATCCTTCAAAGTTGCCCGGTGACGGAGCCTTAACACCGCCAGCATACCAATATCCATCATCACCCCTAAGCGTATTGTGCAGAGCCGCATGCTCTGGTCGCGCTCCAGACTGCGAAAGCCATCTAAACTTGACCTCCAGCCCAACGTTTCCAGCGGCAGACTCCCACGCAAGCACTCCACCAGCATTCACACTTCGCGTTGCTTCTGTTCGTGCGATTCGTAGTGCCCTATCCGGTGCAAAAGCAAAACTTGTGCCCAGCGCTGCCTGCAACTGGTTCACGCTCATACCCTCCGCAAGTCCATTTCTGATAGTGACGTTCACCGATGTTCTGGTCTGGGCTTCGATGTTGCCGATGAAGTTTGCTAAGTCCTCGTCAACCAAATTGTCAATTCTTTGTGAAGGGAAGGAAAATTCTTCCGCAAGTCTGTCCGGCATCGCGTCGGTCGCAGCGCGGACGCTGTTTTTATACGCATCAGCAAATGACTCGCGCATTGCTTCGTCAACAGCGGCACCTTCGATATCCAGTTGAAGCAGTGCGTCTAACCACGGCTCGTCTCCTTGCTTGATCACGATATCTGGATCGGGGACCGGGCCAGCAAGGATTGATTTTGTGTAGTTGGCCAGAACATCTGGAAGCCGTTGAGCGATTCGAGCCGCGTATTGTTCGAAATAAACTTCAATCGCGTCTCTGATTTGTTTTTCAGCTGGCTCCTGCACCTTCTCCACAAAGTTGCGCCAGACTGCCTCGTCAACGGATGCGACGTGGGTTTTCTCTTCGTCTTCGTTTTCCATCTGTCGGACCAGCTTGTTGGACCAACTGACTGCTGGGTCTCCACCCCACAGTGCCCACGCTACTCGACCGGGAGACGGAAACCCGTCCTCATCAGGACGGAAGCCCTCGCCACTTTTGTCAGACTCATGCCTCGCAAGCCACGCACGCATTTTTACTGCTTTGTCCGGTGAAATGTCTTGACCGTTCACCATGCGCCTCGCCCACGCAACTGTTTCCGGTTTCAATCCGTCACCACTGTGTCCCTCTTCGTGCCACGCAAGACCACGTCGCATTTCGTCTTTGACTCCACTGGGAACGGAAAAGTCGATGTCCTCGTACTTGCGTCCCGTGATCAGATCAAAGGTTTTTTTTTTACCGGACTGCTCTTTGGACGACAGCGGATGCTCCGCTGGAAGGAGATCGGTGTCGTGTTTACCCGATCGGAATCGATCGTTTTTCAGCACGTAGATAAACGATTTCACTCTGGCGTATGCCCATTCCTCTGGCGATGTAACGGACGGTCGAACGCTTCCCGGATTGTTCTGATACGCACCGACGCCTCGTTTGAATACCGACGCAAGTGTTGACGCTGTGGTCTTGCGCCACTCTGCCATGCCTTTTTCGTCGACCTCTTCGTTGTGGTCCTTGGCCCGATTTCGAAGCCCCGTTTGAACCGCTTCCGAAAGATCCGAAAGGGAACGCCAGTGAAAGAAATCAAAGTCATCGGTCACTTCGGTTTCATCTTCGTCTGGACCTTGTGCGTCCTGTGCAGCCTGAGCGTCGTCCGCTTGCGTGATAGGCAGATCGTCAAACCCCTCGTATGCAGCAGCTGTCGAAAGAGGCACTCCCATCAACGTCCAGTCCAGTACTCGCTTCACGCGCTCGGTTCTGCTTTCCTGTAGGACAGCAATGTTTGAAAAGTCGTGCTCGACATAAACATCATCGTCGCCAAACATGCGTGCGAGTCGCGTAAACTCGGAGTCGATCAGCGCAGCCCTGCCTGCAAGACCTTCCCAGTACAGCTTCATCTGGGATTGCGCTGTTGCGTAGTTTTGCGACTCAATGCCCAATCTCACTGGGACCACGCCAAAAGCGGCCATCGTTGCACTGCGGACATAGTCTCGTACCTGTGAAAATTCCATTTCACGTGGAGTGAAACTCAGCTTGTCGAACTGTGCTTGTCCACCGAGAATGAGTACTCCTGAACCGCCAGCCCTCATCTGAGATTCGTAAGCTTGCCGAAGTGTCTCGATCTGCCGCTTATTCCACAAATCACCTTCTGCCCGAGGAGAGAGGATTCCCGTTGGCTGGCCAGTAGACGCTGTGCGTGCAGCTAACTCAGACTGAGCCTTCTCAGTTGTGAGGTCATGGTGCAAAGGTTGAACCGCACCAACTCCCCACAGTGACGTCGGATCGTCTGACCAGCTGGGTGACCGAACGTGTAGAACCTGCTCGTAGTCGTACTCCGCTGGCATGGCTCCACCGTCATACATGTATTTATCTGGCTGACCGTCTTGCAGTGGACTCACGGTTACGCGTGAAGGATGCAGCCGTAGAAGACTCATCGGCTCGTTGTTGCCAGCGATCAGGATGTAGCAGTTTCCAACAAGCGTCGAGTCAGTGTAAACCTGCCTGCGAAACTGAATACCCGATATTCTTGATGACGGTTGTGAAAGCAAATCAAGGACCGGATGGTTATCCAGCATCTCCGCATTTTTCCCACGACCTCTGTACACCTTCAAAGGGACTTGGCTCAAATCCGTTGAAATGGCCGTCACGCAAGCATACGGGAATGGAAATGCGGCCAGCACAGATAGTGCAGACTTTGGATCGTACTGAGAACGAAATCCGTGGTCGGGAACGTAGTCCGCACCAGCGTTGTGTTCTACCTGTCCGTCTGGTCGCACAGAGACAAGCCCAACAGCTTTAAGCAGTCGTGCAAACGGTCCATCGCTAATAGTCAAATCACTCACGGTTTCACTCTACCTGTTTTGGGTTGTTGCGTCATCCTACCTGCATTTGTCCACGGTACAGCTTGGTGCAGACGTATCTCGCGGCATCCAGCAAGTGATCGGACTGTTGTGCTTTCGGTCGGTCACGTCCCTCTCCGCTTCCACGATCGTCCCAGATATAAGACTCAATCTCTCGAATAAAGTTTCGACAATGATCAAAGACGAATAACGCTGGTCGCTCGGATGCATCTGGCAACAGTCTCTCTGCTAAGTGGTTGATGCCTTCCCTAACAGAATTCGGTCCCTTACGAGCAGGCACATTTGCGATGCCGTGATCGCGTGAAAGAGCGAGCCGCGCTCCACGGTCCTCTGGGTCGCATACGATCCATTCCGGTTCACCGTGCTTGTCGATCAAGCGCTGTATCTCCACAGCGTGCTGGTTGATGGTGGCCTGACTGCGATAGTACTCATCCACGATCCAGAGTCGCTGGTCAGGATCTAACTTGCAGACGACCACCGCTGTTGGAGCGCGAGTACCCCAGTCGATTCCGAAGTAGGTCTCCCACGATGGATCGACCTCGAAAGGCGCGACCACGTTTCTCTGCCTCTGCCAGTCCTGATACACTCTCCCCTCAAGCGTCGTCCACTCGCCTCTCGCTCTGGCTGCACGTTCATGCGTTCCATACTGACGCAGCAGACGTTCCAGCGCACCAGCTGGCAGATGCGGATTGTCCATCCCGTGGATGTAGTGGACCCTCGCATCCTCTGGCGGTTCTGCAATCCATCGATCATATAGCCACGTCATTCCGCGCAGTGGCGTCATGCTGAAAAGCATAGAGCCATTCCTGTCTACCAGTCGCATCAGCGACTCGTTTACAACGGCCTGATCGTTGGGCTCTTCGTCGAACCAGCACAGATCTACACTCGATCCTTGAAATCCGTCTCTGCCTTGATCGACTGACTTGAAAAGGCATCGTCCTCCTTGTGGTAGTCGGACCTCGGCTTGTCCAAAACCAAACTGGTTTCTCCACTTGGCGTCTGGAGGCAAATACTTGGCGATAGCTGGTCGGAGGTATTCTCTTGAGTCTCCTGAATCCAAAGCCACTGCCCAGACTGTGCTCGGTCGATTTGGAATAGTCATCGGGTTGATTTGATTGTTCCGGCACCATGCCTGCGTAGCCTCATGCTCACGCCCCAGTAAGTGCGCACAAACAAACTGAGCGCAGCCCTCTGTCTTGCCGGACCTGTTGCCACCGCAAATAATTGTGACCAGATCACCAGTGTTCTGAAACGCCCGACGCTGTGATGTACGCGGTTCCGCTCGGTCCCACAGCAATGCGAACGCGAGAGGATTTTGCCTTTTAAGACTCTTGAGAACCTCGGTCGCTTGGATTGCGTTGATGACCTCGAGCGCACTATTCATCCAGCGCTCCAGAGCCCGGTTCCTGATTGTTTTCTTTCGCCCACCGCGTCCATCGTCGACGAATGACGTCGCAGTACGCAGGACTGAGTTCAGCACCATACGCCACTCGGTTGTGCTTCGCTGCCGCGATGAGCGTTGTTCCGCTTCCCATAAAAGGATCGAAGACGATCTCTCCTACCTTCGAACCGTTGCGAATCATCCTCGCCATGACCTCGATCGGTTTCATCGTCGGATGTTCTTTGCTTACAAGAGGTCGCGGTATCTCCCAGACAGATGTGTCACCGTTGTTTTTGTAGTAGTGACCGGCTCCCGGTTTCCAGCCATACAGGATCGGCTCATGCTTGTAGTTGTAGTCACATCGACCGAGCACGTGGTTGTTTTTTACCCAGATCAAACAGTGCTTCAGCAGCCATCCGGTCTTCTCGACCATCATCATCATTTTCATTGAGAGGTCGCCACCTTGTGGACCGGTCAGGTAGTAGCAGCCTCCCGGCTTGGTGATTGCGAATGCGACGGTAAACGCGTCGAACCATAGATCCGCTGTTTCCTCTACAGTGCCGTGATCCGATTCGATCGGAGTCTGATTTCTATTTCCTGCATCGAATGTGTTGAGAAACTCGTTTTTGTCTGCATACGAAACCCCGTAAGGTGGATCGCTTACGAATATGTCTGCCTGCTTCTCCCCCATGAGATTCGACACCGCGTCCATATCAGTGCTGTCTCCGCATAACAGTCGATGCGGACCTAACTCATAGATGACTCCCTCTTGGCTATGAATCTTCTCCTGCACTTCCGGTGCGACCTCTTCTGACTCGCCACCGTCACCGAGAGTCTCTGCAAGCAACTCGTTCAGCTCATCTTCTCCCCAGCCAAGCCCCTCGAGCACCATGCCTTCGTCGCGCAACTCCCGAAGCAGCGGACCAAGATCATCTGACCACTCCGCTATTTCCGCAACCTTGTTGTCAGCCAGTGCAAGTAGCTTTGCATCCGCTGGATCGAGGTCCATCACCCGAACCGGCACCGACGTTAGTCCGATCGTCTTTGCAGCCTTCAAGCGAGTGTGCCCCGCAATGACTTGATGTTTCTGGCCAGCCTTCCTTGCGATGATCGGTGACGCAAAACCAAACCGCTTGATGCTTTCGGCTACCTCTGGAACGGCTTCGTCATTGTCTCGCGGGTTCTGATCCCACGGAACGAGACTATCTACGTTCATCCATACAGCTGCTGCTTCCTTTTCCACTATTCACTCTCCACGTCGATTATTGGTAATTGGGGAACGGGGACGCCCAGTACGTCGCACGCGGCAGGTATTGCTTTCAACAACTCTGCTGCTAAACGCGGTGCGTCATCAATCGTGTGGACGTTGTGGTTCACGTCCAGCTGGGCAGGCTCATACACTCCGAGCGCCTGTCCCTCCAGCTGAAGCAGTCGCGCAGCGGCCATACTGTGGCCTGCCTTGAACGATCGCGCCTGTGCTTTTCGCACTCGATACAGCCAGTCCGCTTTTCCGGTCATCCGGTCTGTCTCGGCTACCTGCTTCGACCACTCTGCTTTGATCGCGAATGCGTCCCGCTCTATCTGTCGAACGGTCACCGCAAAACGATTGGCCAGCGCGTTTTTCGCCGCTCGGTTGTATTCACCACTCATCAGGACAGCTTCCACCGCTGCCATACGAGCCTGAACGTCCTCGTCCGTATTTTTCCTGCCTGCCATCCCTATACAAGTATGACATTTTTTATGTCGTGTCCATCAAGAAGGAAAAAGCCCACGCACTGTCTCCGGTAGGAACCCTCCTGCTTTAGGGCATGGAGACAGTGGTGGGGGGACGTTTTATGAGCGCAGTGTAGCGCTCAAAGCAAACTGAGCGCGTACTCGGTCAGCATCGCGGTTCAGTTCTGATACAGCTTGGGTTGCCTGCGCCACTGTGACGTTGCCGTCGTAGGGCAATCCGAGTGACCAGTTGCCGCATGGGAAGCCGCGTTTTTTGAGTTGAGCGTTAAGCTTGCTGAGGTCGATGTTCATGTCTTGCTCCCTGTCGTGGGTTTGAGTTTTAGTCGATTGTGATTTGGTCGTTCAGGCTTCTGACCGTGATCCGGCTTCCGTCGATCATGGGGATATAAAAGCATCCGAAACCTTTTCGTGCGAGGTCGTAAACTTCGATGCCGTTGATTTTGTCGCCGGGTTTGATTGCGTGTGCTGGGTAGGTCATGTCTTGCTCCCTGTGTATACTCAATCATACTATCTTTTTGAGCAGCGGTAAAGTCTTGTGGCTCAGAAAGATCGAGAAAGATCGCTATTTCTGCGGAGACGATCCGGTATCGCACATGCCCCAGCGAACGCATCCCTGCTCTCCCGGTAGCGCGTCAAACAGTTCAAACTGACGACCACCGCGCTTGGTTCGTGCCCACGCAACCACTCGATCGATTGGCCACGCCTCTCCGATCCGTTTACCGGTTTCAGGATCTCTTGTTGGGTTTGGATTTTGAAACCAAGTTCGTATGGTGTTCATGTTATCCACGTCGGCTTTCTGGCCTCGCGACTGGAATGATTTTTCTGCGTACTTTTTTTCACAGATCGCTGTGATGTCACGTTCGAGGTCGCGCAGAAGATCAATCCGCTCAGGACTTCGCGTTGCCACTCCTTTCAGCTCTGACTTTCGCGCATAGATGCACGGATAGCATCCGACTCGCTCCGAAGGATGGTCTCCAAGATAAAGCGGATTCGGACTCACGTTGTGCCGTTGATGGATATCGATCACGTCCTGATACGTCCAGTTAATCAAGGGACGCCAGACCTCGCAGTCAAACTTGTCTGACCATTCCCACTCTGGCATCGCTGATCGGGCTTTGCTTTCTTGTCCCCGTATGCCTACAACGTTGATCGGTTCCGCTTCCATGTTTTGCAGGTATTTCATCGCCGGTTGAACCTTCAACTCAAGCGAGCACCACCGACGCATTCTGGCTGGGAACGCTCCCTTGTCTATGATCAATCGGATCATGGGGGAGTAGAAGCCCAAGCGTTTTTCGTATGAACGTGCCAGCTGCTCCAGCTCTGGCGTTTTCATTTCCAGTGTGTGCGCCAGCCGAACAATTGGTCCGATCTTCGTGGGCAGGTAGTCCGTCAGATATTGGTAGGTCGACGCGTGCTCCCAGCCAGTATCAAAAAAGATTGACTTGTATGGGAGCCCTATCTCTTGCAGGTAAAGACACGTGGCCGTGCTGTCTTTGCCTCCTGAGACGCTGACTACCAACTCCCGGTCACCGATCCTTGTTTTGAGTTTTTCTAAATGCTCTGCTGTCGTTTTCATCTTTCATCCTCGTTCTAATATCCTGTCGAGTTTGGCTACGATTTTCTGTTGGATCTCTGCCCTCGCCACCAGAAAGTCTTTTGCGTCGGCCTCGCGCTCCTCACGCGCTTCTCGTATGACCGCATCGTACCTCTCCCTCATTTTTTCTATACGCTTCTCATAATCGATGTTGATCTGCTTCAGCTGTGTTTGAAATGAATCCACAAGCTTGTCGTGCCTTTTTTGCAGACTGAAGTGTTGGTAAATCAAGAAAACAGCAAACAGACCCAGATGGCCCGCGCTGAGAAGCTGCTCAATCATCGCGTCCATGCGACCTCCTTTCCGCGATTATACATGTTGACCGTCGCGGTTTTCACCATTCATCACCATGACGTTGAAATCACTTATATCCATCCTTGGCCCAGCCACCGCCGACCAAGATGAAGCTGCTTCGAGACACTTTTCGTTTCATCGACGATGCCTCCGTAGCCTCTCTCTCCTTGCCGTTGAGGTTTTGGTCGCATACCTCGCAGCGCGGAGCAGGCTCTTTGTAGCCCTGTAGAACCTCCTGAATGTGTCCACACCGCTCACACTCGTACTCATACAGAGGCATCTTCGTTCCCCTTGCCAGACGTGGCTCGCTCGTAAACTTCCGCAGTCACGCAGAACTTGAACGGGATGACCGGTTCTTTATGCGTGCCAAAATAGATTTCCTCTGTCCACTTATCTGCTTTCCACTCGTTTACTACGTCCGACCATACAGGGAACGGTCCCTGCGACAGTCGACGTCCCTTCTCGCAATCGCAGGCTGCTACCCCTTGCCAGACTTTGAGTTTACCCATCTTGCGATACCAACGAGCCAGCTGTCGCATCCCTGTGTTTCCACATGCCTTGCATTTTTGATACTCATGGGGGACACCAACCGCCGTCTTCGTGCTGGCTTTCATGACCTCGAGCAGTTTCGCAATAGTCGGAAGCGTCGTGCTCTTGCGTAGCAACTCCTTGACACCCTGCGCCAAGTCTTCGTCGGATACATCCTCCAGCTGGTAGCACCACATCTTCAGTGAATCATCCACCCACCACTTTCCTTTCCCGTGCATGTTTGCAATCGCTTCCAGCGATCTGTGTACTACTTTCTGCGATGCCATCTTCCAAACTCCTGATCTAATTCTGAATGTGTAGTGTGTTGTGTATTTGATTGTCTTGTGAATACGCGTGCGCGATCGGGCGATATCTGGGTGATCGCTGGTTTTTTCTGGGCGATATGTCCATCTAAGTTTGTGTGATTGCGAGGTTTTGGTGGGCGATCACTGGTTTGAGCCGCTGGCGAAAATGACTCCAGCCATTCCCTGTGCTCAGTTCGTACTCTGTCCACCATGAGCCTCGCGTAGTGTTCCGTCCATCCGAACAGCCGTGCAACCTGTCGTCTCGTTGGGTTCTCCCCGTCTTCTCGCTGCGACCAGACCCAGAGGTAGACCACCAGCTGTGGTGCTGGCCGTTCTTTCGTCCACCGCTCTGTAGCGGCAGCAATCACCAATCCCCGTGGTGCGGGATGCCATACGTTCATTCGCCCTCCTTTGGAACGTACAGAACGACCTCGGTTCTTGCTTTGTTTGGATCTTTCTCAGCCCAGTACGCTTCTGCACGGATTTGACATACCTGCCCATCGTCGTGGTAGGCCAGTCCGTTCAGCGCGTCTTTGCACGCCTTTAGAACGTTGTCCAGATCAGGACGCACTGTGTGTTCGATCAAGCCGTCGTCATATTTCGCAGCCATCATGTACTTGGGTCTTTCAAAAACCGCGATCAGATGAAAACGAACAGGCGTCCGCTTTGGCGCCTGCACTCGCCTATACTTTTGAGCAAGCACTTTTATTTTCTTTTCAAACAGCTTGGTCTTGTCCGGTGTGTAGTGACGGATGCCCTTCTTGGTTGCAACGGCTCTGGCTCGCGCTTTCGGTACTGGCTCGCCGGGTACGAGCACGCGCACGTACTCATTCCAAATAATCATGTTATTATTCCTTCGAGAGTTTTTGCTCTCTCTGTCGTTGTGGCGGTAGTGATTGACCTCCTTGGTAAGAAGTCGAACACTACCGCCACTTTTTTTTCCTACTTGAAAGTCACGCCAAGTTTTTCAACGAGCCGCGCACCCTCAATTTTCCGACCATTTTTCAGCGCGGACTTCAGTGCAATCTTGTCGATCTTGTGTGTGACCGTCTCTGTGATCAGTGACGGATCGTTCTTTAGCCACAACTCGATGAACGCCTTTTCGTCGTCAATCTCAAGCGACTGCCGCTTAGAAACGAAAACCAGTCCGTGGTCAGATTGGAACCGCCGACCTTTCTCTTCGTCGACTTCCATACGCGCTTCCATAAGTCCGAGCGCTCTCTCTCCGATCCTTGCGATTTCGTTTTCGCACTGCTTCCGTAGATCACGAAACCGTTCCATGTTTTTCTTTGCTCGCTCTGCTTTCCCGATCAGCACTTCTCGCACGTACCGATACTGGTCCAGCTTAGAGTCGGACTCGTTGAAAAAGTCTTCAATCTGACCTCTGATCAGACCGGTCAACTCTCCCTCAGAACCCCACAGCTCTTGTATGATTTCCTCTGCGCGCACCATGAGCCTGTAGCCACTGGTCTGCGCAGCCATCTGGTTCCACGCCTTCACTGCAAGTTTGTTCTCTTCTGTCGCTTTCATTGTTGCCTCCTTAAAATGGCAAGTCTTCGTCATAAAAGGGCTCTCCGCGCTCATCGCGGACATCCCGGTAGGCAGACCCAATAGAGTCTGCAACTTCGTCAATCAGGCCTCGAGCAGCTGGCTCTCCGACCTTTCTGTTATCTTCTTCCACAGCGTCGGTTTGACGCTTCTGTTTATCCCACCAATCAGGATCCCATGAAGACCAGCCGTAAACTCGATCTCCTTTTCGCTTCGCGCCAGCGCACCGATCCTTTGCGCTACAGACGAACAGCGGCTGACTTCCTTTGGCTGTCTCGCGGTTGTCGTATACCATCGCGCCACAGTGCGGACATGATGGATCTCCGTTCCGTGCTTCGCGGATGCTTCGATTCCGGTCGCCGTTGTCAACTACCGGAGCCGACACGGACGCGACCTGTTGCGAAGCAGACGCGTGATCCTGTTTACTGGACCTCGCAGGCTTTGCTTCGATCGGTTCATCATTGAACCCCAACTCGTCCGACGTACATCCCGCGTATCCGACGAACGCTCTTAGCGCTCTATTCATCGCTCTGGTGTGAGCCATGCGAACGAAGTGCGGAACAATGTTCCTGCCTACGTTGGAACGAGTAGCGTCGCCCAGCGCAGTGTGACTGCACTCGCCGTCCGTGATGGTCACCGTGACCTCCACGTAGAACGGCCAGCCGTCGTCTCCGTACATGCGCTCGATGTTGTCTATGGTGCTGCTCCAAGGTTTTCCGCGATGGTTCGCAAGCCAGACCAAACCAACGTGCGTGATGTAGCGTTTACCTTGAATGTTCTGGATTCCATCACTTGGAAATCCTTCCGGCAGATTATCTGAGTCAAACGTTCTCATGCCTGCACCCCATACTCCTGAGTCTCCGCATACGTGACTCGAACACCGAGCCGCTCAATCAGGTACACCAGCGCATTCGCATCCGCGTAATTGACATTGTAAATGCGCGACACCTCATACGCGCTCACAACATCGCGCTCGTCAAACTGATACGTCCGTCCCACGTTTGGGCTTTCCGGATCAAAGTTAGTCAGCGTGTACTTCTGGATCTCGCCGTTGGGACTGCTTGTATCGAGCAGGCATGTCCTACGAGTCAGCTGGACATAGTATTTTTTCTGTCCGCGCTTGAAGTTGAATCGCGTGCACTCTGCCGCGCCTTCTATCTGCACCGATCCTTTTTGGTCGACCGGGTATTCCCAGTCTGGATGCTGTGCGCAGCCTGACTTGGTGAGTAGTTTATAGAGTCTTTCTGTTGATGGCATCATTGCTGCCTCCGTCGTTTTTTGCCGTGATTGGCTTGTTGAGTTTAATCGATCTTTGAGTTTTAATCGTGTCTTAAAATGTCCGGATCGTGGTCCATAGCGATGGTCGTAAGCAGTAAACCGCGAACCAGTTGCGCTACCGGCACCATCTCTTTTTTGGCGAGCCGCTCGATGCAAAACATCTCATGTTTGCTGAACGCTATGGTGATGCGACTGGACCTTGGGTTTTGACTTTTGGGTCGACCGATCGTCTTGTTTGATCGCAAGCGATTTTCGATCTCGTTGATGTTGAGACCTTCTACCAGTGCATACACGTTTGCGTTCCGACCGGATCGGGTTTTGCGTTTCATTCCAGTCTTTTCAATCACGCCTTTGGTTTCAAGTCCCCTGCGTCGAGCGCTGACTGTCTGATGCGACTTGCCCATAAGGTCTTCCAACTCATCGTCGGTGAATCCTGATCTGTTGTAGTCCACCAGAAAGTGTCCGAGCACTTCTCGCTCAATGCTGGGTGCGATTTTACGCATTGAATCCGCAGCCTCTTTGCTGGTGTCGCTGCCTCTGACATAGGGCAGCTGTGTTTCGTTGTGTGGCCAAGGTTTGATGGTCATGTTCCCTCCTTAGAAGATTCCATCGTCGGTATCGAAGCGATGCTCGAGACCTCTGTTGTTGTAGGATCTGTGAATCAGTGCTTTTATTTCGGTCACTTCTGAATCATGCAAATCGACATGGTGACCGTTGAGGTCGTCCACAGACGATACGACCTCAAACTCTTCTGGCTCTCCCTGTTCAAACCACGACTGAGCTGTGCCGGGATAGTATCGAGCCACAACTCGGATCTCGGTCTGCTGCATTTCGTCGCGGACAATCAAGTACATTCGTTCAAACATGCATGACCTTCCACTCAAGATCGATATGCATTTTGATCCAGTCGGTACGTCTCATCTGGATGACCTCTTTCGAGAATCCGTACTCCGCACCGATTGCGACCACTTCTTTCAGTTTGATCTTCTGCATATCGATGAGGTCCATGATGATTCCCCACCCCGTCCACTTTGCGTTTGTGCCCCGCGAGAGCCTTCGGAATGCGCGGTGGACCGCTGGGTAGACTGGTGTCCTGTAAATCTCGTGTCCGCATCCCTCGCATTTGATTGCTGACCATCCTGCGAAGCCGACCGTGTTTACGTGCTGACAGTGTTTGCATACTGCGTCGATCACGTAGTAGTTGCCCGTGTGGATTTTGACGAGTCGCTTGTTTTGAAGCCGCGCAGAGTATCGTCGCTGTGTCATGCTTGGCTGTCCTCTGCATCTGCGCTTTCGAGAACCTTGTTGATTGCGTCAAGCTGCTGCTGAAACACCATACGAGATTCTTCAGGGAACGATTGAACGTTCTCTGCGTTGCCAATCGCAACCGTGGGCTGTGGTTTAGACCACTGCTCCAAAAGTTTCCGCATGTTCTTCAGTTGTTTGATTTCTTTCTGAGTCATTTTTGCTCTCCTGTCTTTGCTCTGCGAACCACGCTATCGTTCAGGCGAATCCATTCACTCTGTTGTGGTTCATCCATTGGGGGGATTGTCTCTGGCACTGGCTTTACCCACGCTGGAAGCTGATGCCGATGTTGAAGTTTGGACGGATCGTGGGGTCCGATGGCCAAGTCGAAACTTGGAAAGGCTGGTCTGTTTGGTAAGCGACTCATTATTGACCTCCGTTAGTGTTTTTTGGGTAGCCCAGGGAAACCAAAACCTCGGAGGCTACGAGGCTCATTGCCTCTCTGTATGCAGCTTCGATCTCATCTGCTGTGGCGGTGCCGGGACTCTTGATGAGCGTTCCGTGGTCCATCGCATAGTGGGCTTTTTGTATGAGTGTCATGTTGTTCTCCCTGTCGTGGGCTGTGCTTAACCTCTATTAATATACAACCCTTTAAAACATTATACAAGTCCTTTGGCTCAGAAAGTAGAAGAATGATCGCATTTGATCTCATCTATGATCGCATTTGATCTTCTCTGCGATTCACGGTACAAATGAGTCGTGGGATGAACCCACTACCCACGACAGGGAGAACATGATGACGAATTTAGAACTGGCACTTATAGCTGCGTTGAAACAAATTGAATCGGAATGCGAACTGGAGATCGACAATTTCTGGAAAGTCTTCATGATTCGCAAGTCAGTCGCAAACGCACTAAACGACCTACCACAGGAAGGGCAGTGCAATGAATAGCCGATCCAATACAGATGCGATTGCAGATATGGCTGGCGCAGCATTCTGGACAGCGCTGCTCATTATCATGATGATGCTTTAGGCTATGGTGCGCATCTCGCCTGCGTTGCTTGGCAGATGGCTGCAATATTTGCACTCTGCTTGTGCTGAACCTCTATGGTTTTCTGGAGAAGCTTTTCCATCTTTTCCAAACGCGCCTCGACTTGTTCGACCTTGACCTCGAGAACGTCCTGCGTTGTCAAACGGCTTTCGATCTTCTCGACCTTGGCCTCGAGCGCCTCGGAGTCGTTTGCTACAGCGTCGAGCGTCCACCAGCCGCCACCAGCAACGAAGATCAAAGATGCAAGCGGAGCGATCCAGTCTGACATTGAAATGTGGGTGCTCATTGATCTCTCCTTATTGAATCGTAGGCCACAATCGTTCCCGTGACAAGCAGCGAAGTGGTGACAGCAACGAACCACGGCTGTCTGAATACCGCACTATTTCGCTCTGCAATCGCCTGCCAGTGATCGCGCTCGTACCGAAGTGCGGTCACATCGTTGTGATAAAGATCCTCGAGCATCATTGCGTGCTGTTCGATCTGTAGCAGTTGCGCGTATGATGACAGTGGCTCACAGACGGATGAGCAGCTGGCAAGGCCAGAATCCCCCACGAGGAGATTGGGGACTTTCTGACCTACCCGGATAGGCACAGATTCTGAACACTCACCAGCCACCGTATCCGGCATCGCGGGCCAATCGGGAACGATGGCAGTCTGCGCCAGACCGACCTGCATTGACACCAGAAGCGCAATCACTTTCGACGCCTTTCATTTCCCAGTCGGGCTAGCGCACCAGCTGGGTCTTCGTCCTCTAAAGCGTCTGTGATTTTCATTTGTTTCTCGTTTGAGTTTTCGATCAGTGCATCTCGCGCTGGATTTTCACGGCTCGGTTTGGCACCATGAGAATCGACCGGTTTACGCATTTTTTTGAACGCAAATCCAAAGAACGCCAGCAGTCCGGTTAGCCCGATGACTGCCAGCGCATCGATGATTGAACCAATCATGTTTGCCATTTTATTCGGGAGCTGGAGCACCTTCAGCAGCCTTTCCATCCACGTAACCTTGGCCGAAGATGTATGAAACGATGACAGCCGCTGACAGTTGCAATGCCTCACCCAGTTCAATTTCCTGACCAAGATACGCAAGGACTGGTGGCAACAGTGCACCACAAAATGCAGCGATGAATTTTCTACTCTTGAATTTCTCAAGCATTTGATTCTCCTTTTTCAATTAAAGTGTATGTGAACCGCTCTCCCCAAAGATCAGCGGAACGTCGAATAATATTCATGAAAACATCCCACTCGGTGAGTGAGCCGATCACAGTGCAGCCAGCGGACCACTTATCTACGCGGTGACTGTCCCAGCCTGCGTGGTGGATGTTGATTCCATAAACGCCTTCGATTTCAGTACTGGGGTCCAAATCCAAAACGTTGTCTCGATTGGAGTCTCGATACACCACCACAGGTTTCACCTGCGTCAGCGCAGGATACCGTCCACGATGCATTCCGATCTTGTGACTGCCTCTATATTGGCCTGCCTTCAAAATCGCAGTGCCAGAGAATCTCATTGGGTTTTTCAACCAATACGTGCCGGGATCAGTGGTGCAGGAGAAAGAAATATCCACCCACTTGTCTCGGTGATCTTTGAACACAAGATGCAGTGAGTCATCGAATTTGTTTGCAAGTCGCGTCGGTGTTCGCACTCCGATGAGGTTCACGTTCCACTGACCTCTGGTGAAAACAGCGTGCCCACGATCGGCAACGTCTTTCAAAATGTCGGGAATCGATTCAGTCATGGTGCTTAATGGTGCTCAATGGTGAAGTTCAAAGTGGAAGCGGAATGTCGTGACAGATGCACTCCGCTTTCAGGCTACCGCTGAATCCGTCGACGATATGCGTCCACGTAACACCGTTGTCGGTCGATTTGATGATGTCACCGTTGTTGTCGCCGTCACGAACGCCCCACCAGTTTCCAGTGCCATCACCGATGATGTAATTGAGGTTCCCCGTTCCCGCTGAAATGTCATTGTAGTTGCCTGCGGTGCCAGCTGGTCGAGTGAGCGTTTTACCGTTTACGTCATACAGAATCACTCCGTCGTCCCCAGCATCGTTGACGATGACTCGGCCTCCCGCAGCGGCCAGATTGTTGTAGTGGTACGTCGCTATGTGCGTGCCATCATTTCCGGTCGCTCTTTGCTCTGTGCCCCAGTCTGTGGTGTCACTGTCTGCTGCTGAACTAAGATACACGTCGTCGCTGCTGGTCGTTAGATGAAACAGCGCGATCAGGGAATTGTTGGTGTAGGCAAGATCCTTGATGTGATACGCATTGCTTTGGTTCGTAAACGTGTGCTCGAGCGACCAGCTGCTTGCGTTGTCCGTGGATTTATAGAGTTTGTTTGCGTATCCAAACCACCACGTGCCGGTTCCGTTTGTGGTCATGCCGTACACACCCTGATTGTCTCCTACGTTAGCGATCGCTGTATGAGCATCACCAATGTCGGTTAGATTCTCCAAGCCGATTGCTGTCCAGTTTGTTCCGTCCGTTGATCTGTACAGTTTTTTGCTGGACCCACTAAACATTCCAATCGTCACCCAGACGTTATTTCCCCACGCGACTGTGCGCTGCCTGTGGTTTCCAGCGGGCTGTCCAGAGCCGCCAAGATTGATGCTTCCCCACGTATCTCCGTCCGTTATGTCGCTATCGTCATCAAATAGGATTTCTGGGTTGCTACTGTTCAAAATGCCGACGTACATAGTGTTGCCGGAACCGTCTTTTCCAACAGCGATCTCTTGGAACGCTGCACCAGTGCTGAAAGCGTTGTATTTGTTGTTTTGCCACGTGGCCTTCACTGCTTGATCCGCAATCGGCACAAACGAAATCAGACCGTCATCGCATCCCACCACCAGCGTTCCGACGCTAACAGATCCAGACGGACACGTAAGACCGTCAATGGTTTCGATGTTTGCATACGCTACACCGTCAACCGATTCAATGCTGGCTCTGGCTACTCCGTTCAGGGTTTCGACATCTGGCATCTATGCTACCTCAACAATATTGAAACTCGGTGAAAAATAGACCATATCGCCTGTGACTGCGAAACCAAGTACCTGAACCAGATCACCGTCAGATGACGGGGCTGTGCTTGTTGGCGGTCCCTCTTGTTCCGGACCATAGATCGGCTCGCCTATGGTGAACGTGGGAAACGTTGCAGCATCGCGGCAGAAGCCTTGCATAAGGAATACTCCCTGCGCGTTGTTACTGACGTCAATGTCTTCAGCAGCCATCGCAACGATCATCTTTTTGTGCTGACCGGTTGCGTGATTTGCTTTCATCATTTTGCTATCGCTTGCCTGAAAAAAGCATACGTCACCACGATTCATGTCTTCGCCAGCGGTAAAGATAGCGGTGATGCCAGATACGTTTTCGTCCGCGAGTGTGCTTTGGTTAAACTCCACAGTGGATGCAACGATCGTGCTACTCAGCGCAAAGTCAAGCGTGCCATCGCTGTCCTCGTATGTGACAGCAATACCCTGCTCGGTGTTGTTGCTAACCATCGCACCAACGGTATCCTGAATCACTTCTGCGAGAGCTGTGCCACCAACCGTGATCGCGTCGGCCTCGAGCGTTCCGTCAAAGTCACCGTCGACCGCATCGATGTTGCCCTTGAACACGGTTGCCGTGACTGTGCCTGTGCTTGGATTGTACGAAAAGTCACCATCAGATTCGAGACCTACGTTTCCGGTCGCAGAAGCGTCTTCAATAAACGGGATGAGGTTTTCCTCATTGGTGTTTTCATTGTCCGTGACCGTCACGTGGGTCGCATTGGTCGCATTGGTCGCGTTCGTTACAGTAACGCCTGCAATCACCGTGTTTAGCGCCACACCACCAACTGTGATTGCGTCTGCCTCCAGCGTGCCATCAAAGTCGCCGTCTACTGCGTCAATATTTCCTTTGAACACAGTCGCCGTGACCGTTCCAGTGCTTGGGTTGTAGTGAAAGTCACCGTCCGACTCCAGACCTACGTTGCCCGTCGACGAAGCATCCTCGATAAATGTGATCAGGTTGTTTTCGTCGGTCTGCTCGTTGTCCGTGACCGTCACGTGTGTCGCATTCGTTGCGTTCGTTGCGTTCGTTGCATTGGTCGCATTCGTTGCATTCGTTGCATTCGTAACGGTTACACCAGCGATGACAGTGTTCAGCGCCACTCCACCCACGGTGATTGCATCAGCCTCGAGCGTCCCATCGATATCAGCATCGCCGCTAATATCGAGCGATGCAGCTTCGATTTCGCCGCTCGCTTTCATCACGACGTTGTCGCCACCATCAACTCGAAAGATGATCTGATTGTCGGTAGCAAATTTGATTTGATTATCAGCGTCTCGAGCCAGAACCAGACCACTATTTGTCACAGACGCGATTGCTGTTTGTGCAGAATCTAAGACAAAGTCGAGCGTGTTGTCGCTGTCATCGTAGGTAACCGCGATGCCGGTCTCAGTATTGGATGAAACCATTGCACCGACTGTGTCGCTGATCACTTCCGCAATCGCTGTTCCATCTACCGTAAGTGCGTCTGCTTCGAGCGTGCCATCAACGTCCACGTCACCACTGATGTCTAACGCTACAGCTGTCACGGTTCCGGACGATGTGATGCCAGCTGCTTTGAACGGAGCGTCCGTCAAAGTCAAATCCCCTGTGCTCGCACCAGTAGCAGAGGTCGTGCAAGCTTTCCAAGCGTCTTCGCTTTCGTCGTAAACGAGCGCTGCATTCGTGTCGCTACCTCGCTCCACAATGATACCTGCGTCACCGCTGGCGCTACCGGTTCGACCGTTGCCCAACTCAAGCAGCTGATCCTTGATGACCGTGTTTGTGGTCTGTACAGACGTCGTCGTGCCGCTGACCGTGAGATTGCCACTGATCGTCTGGTCGCCAGTCAGCGCAAGCGTCGAGCCGTCAAATGTGAGATTGGCTTCTGCATTCAACTCTTGCTGTTCATCAGCTACGGAGTCGACCGTGAGTACTCGATTTGCAGCAGAGTTATTGACCGCTGTGACTGATTGTTCTGCAATACCTTTCATCGTGTTGTCCGTCCTTCTACGAGTACACTCACAAACTGCGAATTGCGTCCGCTGATGTTTGCGATGTACAGCTTGTCGATGCGATTGTCTCGGCCTTCTCCAGCCACGATTTCGATCTCTGACGGCGAGTTAGCAGAGAGCTTGATGAAATCACTATTGATATCGTCACTGCTACTTGTAAACGACAGACGACATTTGAAACCTTCTGGTCGAATAGTCACTCGCCTGCACCATGAGGGAATGTTTACCTGTGTCGCTTTATCAGCGCTGGAAGTGTCAAGCTGGAATCGCTTTACATCTGGTGCGATGTCGCGATCAAAGGTGATTTCAGTCATTGCCATTTTATGCTCCGAATTGGTGGGAAAACTTTATCACATGGTGTGGAATATCACAGGTCACCGTCAAGGTCGGCTTGAGGCATCCCCGTCGCATTTGTGAGACGACCTTGTGGCTTGTTCTTAAATGATTTTTGGATTGAGTGGGATTGCTGTCTATTGAGAGTGACGTGGACTTTGGCCCCTATCCAGTCAACCTTGACGGATGTGACAAAATATTCGCCTGTGCGTTTTTGATCTAAATTGTCGATCGTGTTGAGAAAGTGACGACGATTTACAGTCGCTGCGAAACTTGGCCCCCACGCAAAGCCCATGCCTGCTCCGTCTGATCCTCTAATCATTATGTCGACGTGGTCACCAACTGATAGCCCAGCAAAACGCAGTCCTTTCAAACGCAAGCTGACGCTGGTTCGCTTGTTTACGAACCACGGGATGAAAATGTTGTTGCTGAAATATTTGAAAAATTCAATCCCTCCTCCCGCAGTGCCACCACCAGCTGCGACGTCACTGTTGTTCAGTTGCAACTCTGGAACGATCGGAAATGCTCCAGTGGGAGTCGACGTCGTGAACGTGACCTCTGTTTCACGTTCTCCGTCGTCACTGGAGACCAGTCGGAGCGTGTTGTACGCGCCTTTGCACTTTGGATCGTTGAAATCGATCTCTGCGCTTTCAATGTCCTCCTCAAGAATAAGTCGCTCTCTTCCCACGGCTTCTGTTCTATCAATGAACTGGGAGGTCAATCCAACGCTGTATCCTCCTTCCTTGAAACGCGGAAACACTCCCCACTTTGCCATCAACTTTTTCATGTCAGAATACCCTGACTGACTTGTCGACGTGATTGACGCAAATACAGGAATCACAGCTGTCGGTAGAAAACCGGCGAGCCGTTGATAGATCCGATTAAATAAATGATGCTGCGTATTGATGTCCACAACATTCAAACAGTCTCGCGCATCGTCGACCGTCTCACCAAATAGGCCACAGACCATCTCTTCGTGGTATCCAAGAGTGTAAATCGTATTCACCAACTCGGTGACTGGCGTCCCGTGAATGATGCATGTCTGTTTCACCACGGAGTTTACGTCTAAACCGCCAACGTCAGAATGAGTGGCGCGTTTTCTACCGCGATGCGGAAAGACTCCGTCACTCTCGACGTTAGCAAACTTCATCGAACCATCACCGGGATCTCGAATGATTGCACTGTAGGAAATGTATGTTCGTTTGCCTGCGTGATTGGTGACTTCGTTCCAAATGTTATGGATTCGCGTTGCGCCAGCAGCCGGAAATATGGGTGGACCATACGAGTAGTCCTGACCTCCAAACGCATCAGGTTTTTTATAGGCGTGCCCCCACCGAAAAACGTGTTCCGCGCTGTATGTAGTCACCGTGTCCAACGGGGACGTGCCTGTAAGTGCAGTCAGCGCTGCGCTGGTTTTTGTCGTCCCACCACATCCTGCAAACCAGCTATAGGCTTGGCTGGGAGTTTCGTCGGTAGAGTCTCCACCTGCCCAGTCCTCGTTGTAGTAGATGCGCTGCTCTGCTGCTTCCAGTGCGTCACCAAACGACAGCGTGTATGTCTCGCCGTTCCACTTGCAGCCCCGATAGACACCATAGTGGATTGTCTCAAAATCTGTGTCTTCAAAGTTCTGACCTTTTAGTCGACACTGAAGTCGCGAAAGCGTTCCGGTCGCCAGTTGCATCGCAAACTCTGCCGCTGCGCGACTGACTTGAACTGTCAGCTGGGCACCAGTGTATTGAAACTTGCGCGGTGATACGCTCTGTGCTCCGAGGTTGATCTTATCGGTCAGCCCAACCAAAAAACGGTATGGTGCTCCGTTTACTGTTCCTTCACCGTAGTTTCCTGTGACTCCAGCGTATGACGCGGTGCCGGGATGCGATGCAATTTCAAGCACCTTTTTGACGCCAGCCTCCCAAGCACCAAGCCGATTGGTGATTGCCGGTGTTCCGATCACCAAACGAAACTGTGGCGCATATACGTCTGCCTCCAGTGCTTGTTTGAATTTTCTGCTCCACCGTGCCATCAGTTTTTTGGTCCCTGCACTATGACTGTTGAGATCGTGTAGTCCGGCTGATCCTGCACCGTCACGTTTGTTCCCGTGTTGCCGTACTGATTCGGCACTTCCACTTCAAACCTTGGTTTGATGTACGTCAGCGTGATGTCAAACGTGTACGAGATTCTGTGATCGTGCGTGTTTGTCATCGCTCCAACTCCACTGGCGGGTAGAACGAGCGTCGGAAAAAAATCAGAGTTTCGAACGATTGAACCGGCTTTGAAATAGTCAAACATCGAATCGTTTGCGTCCGCATGGTTGATGCCGATGACAAAGTTATCGCCAGCAGCTGCAACTGTTTGCGCAATATGCTGCTCACGTTTTCCAAGTGGTGGACTGCTTTCAATGGTTATCTCATCACCCACAGTTGGAGTCGCTGACGCGGAATCGGGATGGTAGGTTCCTGTCTTGTTTGGACCGGTGTGAACGATCTCAGCGTTAGGGTCAACGTCGAATCGCAACTCGCATGCCCAAGCTTTCGCGGAGTCGAGACCGAACGCAACTACGCCTCCCCGCTCCAAATGATTGATCATCGAGTTTAAACGACGAAACAAATCGCGATCGGTGTATCGCTCGAGAACAATTCGCACGTCACAGTACGGTCTGAGCAACTCGCGCACTCGACCACCGTCAATTGCAAATGTGTCGATCACATCGCGCTTGGGAGTGATCTGGAGATCGCTAAGATCCTCTGTCAGCGTGATGACTTGACGTGTTGTGCCGCCACCAGTTTGGTGTGGCCACCATGTGAAAAACGGCATTCCCATTGCTGGCTCCTACAACGTTGTAAACGGCGATGGCCGTCCGAATAAATCGTTCTCTTCCCGTCCGTGCGCACCAAGGTCGCGCTCGAGCAGCCTGCCCAAAGTGGGAATGGAATCTGGATCGACAACAGCGGTATTTATTGTGATGGACGATTTACCACCACCAGCAAACGCGCCAAGACCTCGAGCCGTCGCTGTGCCGGTCCCAGCACCGTTGGACGGTATTATTCGCTCACCCTGATGGACGAGGGCCATACCCGTTCTGGGAACGTAGCCACCAGTCTGGAATGAAAAGCTGAAAAAGTCTTTGATCTGATTCCAGACGTTTCTCCACCAGTTCACCATGCCGTTGATAATTGCTGTCGGCAGATCGCGGAAAAGCATCGTCAGCAAACGCGGTATCAGCTTCACCAGCATCAAGAATATCGCTTTCGGCAGTTCGAACAGTAGTACAGGAATCAGCTTCTCGATCAGCGTCGGCAACACAGCGATCAGGGATGTAGGCAGATCGATGAGTAGCATAGGAATCAACTCAGCAAGAATATCTGGCAGCCCCGCTACGATTGACCTGATACCTTCGATCACTCCCTTGACCGCTTCGGTAACAACGCCAGCCATCGCCTCGCCTCTATCCGTTTGCCCTTCTGCAACTTTGATGTCCCCTTCAGTGACTTTTCCAGCTTCTTTGATGTCCTCTTTGCCGAGACCCATTGCTTCCAGCTGCGACTCGGAAACTCCCTTCGCCTCCGCAGCCGCACGCTCTGCCTCCAGTGCCTTCTGACGATCTTCAGCCAACTCTGATGCCAGTTCTTTGACCGCTGAATCAAATGCCTGATCACCCTGCTGACCGAGCCCAATGATGCTGGCCGCTCCTGCTCCAACCGGTCCAGCGGCACCCAGCGCTGACAGTCCACCAGAAGATAGAAAATCTGCGCCAGCCTGCATCCCTGATCCAATAGCCTGCGCTGTTTCCTGCCTTTGCATTTGAGGTATCTGAGCAGCGATTGCGCTCATCGACGCAACCATTCCAGCCTCAATCTCTTGGAACGCAGCGACCGCTTCTGGACCCAACTTTTCAGCCTGCGCTTTTGCGTCTGCAAACTGTCGAGCCATCTTATCGAGTTTCAGCTGTAGTTTTTCCGACGCTTTCGCGTTTCCGTCCGCTGCCATCGCAGCGCCTCGAAACTGCTCACGAAGGCCACCCATCTTTCGTCCGAACGCCTCAAGCTTGTTCGCTGCCTGCTCCGTTTCTTTGGCTGCTTTTTTGGCATCTGCCACCGCTTTTTTGTCGATACCAACCATCGTCATGATTGCGTCAGAACCTTCTGGTGGTTCAATGTCTGCCGCAGCGTCCGCTGCTTTCTGGAAGCCCGATGCCATCGCTTCAATGTCAGTGACGACCTGCTGTCCTGTTTCCAGAAACGCCTTCTGTTTTTGCTGTGCATCCTCGATACCGTTTCCAAGATCGAGAAACTCTTTATTCATTCTACTGATTTCAGCATTAGAAGCGGCCAGCGCACCACCCATTGCCTCTTTTATTTTGGGTCCAATCAACGGGAGCCGTCCCAGACCTTCGATTGCGCTGACTACAAACTCCGTCATCGCAAGAGCGAGCATCTTGATGATCGCCCGCATCTGCAAAAAGCCCTCTCGAGTCTGTTGAATCAATGCGGCAAAACGGAAAAACGCATCAATCATAAACACGATTGCTTTGGACATCCCTCCACCGATCGCGGATGCCATTCCACCGACAGCCTCCTTATTTTTCTCTAAGAGGTCAAGCAGCACGACCATCGATGCTTTCGCTGTAGCAAAAAGATCTGCATCACCCACATCTTTAGCGAACACCGTAAACTGGTCGGTCATGGTGGAGAATAGACCACTGAACGTGGTGGCCAGCTTCGCTGTTCCACCAGCAATCTTTTCATTGGTTTCAAGCGTCTGAACAAGCGCCTGCCGAAACTGGTCCGCTGACATCTCGGCTGTTGACATTCCAGCCGTGACCTCGACCATAGCGAGCACGCCCTTCTCACGTAGTTGGTCCGCTGCGCCTGCGCCTCCCGCCAGTGCTTTTCCAACAGCGTTTGCTGCCTCGGTGACGTCCATGCCCATAGCGCCAGCGAGGTCCATGACTCCGCCACGCACTCTGGTCGCATTGACACCAAATGCCTCGAGCGTTGCTTCTGCCTCAACCAGTCCGTTGATGCTGAACGGAGTCGATGCGCTCAACTCAAACAGTTCTCTGACTCGCGCTTTTCCTTTATCCAAACCACCGAGCAGTCCACCCAGTCGTGTTTCAAACGATTCAAGATTTGCACTTGTCTTGATTGCAAAGCCACCCATCGCGGTGAAAGCAGCGCCAACAGCGGCAGCAGCAACCGCCGCAAGTTTGAATCCTTTCGCCAGCTGTTCGACACTGCTTTTTCGCTCTTTGTCGCTTTTCTTTCCTTTTTTGTTTTCTTTGGTCAGTTCGCGGAGCTGGTCGCTCAACTCATCTGCCCGGGAAGACGTCAAAGCCATCTGCGCTGACATTTGATCTTCCAGCTTTATCAGATATTTGATGACGTCTTTTTCAGCCATTTTGAAAACCTCAGTCTCTAAGCACTACCACGGGGAACACTGGCATCGAATCCGCATTGATCTTTTTCATCAACTGCGCAGCCGTCGCATCTGCCTGCTGGATGCAAGCAAACGCGAGCGACATTTCCCAAATATCCAACTCCAAAACTTCACTCGGCAGTTTGCCGTAGCGTTTGGCTATCTGGTCGATCACCAGCAAACTGGTCGGATTTTCCTCGAAAGGCTCGCAGCCGGTCTACAGCTGCGCCTCCATCCGTGCTTAGATCAAGAATCTCACTAAACAACTGGTCTGCGATGTGATTGGGAATAGCGCCAACCCAGATGACTCCGTTCTGCGCATCTGAATGCTCAGACTTGAGCGTGCACTTCACTTTTTCCACGGCTCCGGTATCTGGATTGATCACAGCGATCAGCCCCGCCGCAACGATTGCATCTTTCAAGCCAGCCATCGTTTTCAGCTTCTCAGCGGATGAGTTTGCGATCAAGTCCTGAATGGCTGATTCGTCGTTCTCCTCCGATCCTTTTTTGCTTCTACGCTTCGTCTTTCGACCTTCAAGTCCTTGGCTCATCGC